AGTAGATAGTGTGCCACCAGGAATAGAGACAGTAAACAGCGTTGTTTCAACAGTTGTTGCAGAGAATGTTACTGATGTAGTGTTGATTCCTACTTTACCAACTGACGTAAGCCCAGACCCGTCACCTAGAGCTGAAAGGACAGTAACTGAAGTCTGGCTTTGCATTTGAAAACTTGTTCCATCATAAACCACATCAACAATCTGCCCTGCTTCAATATCATTAGTAGCTAGGGTTTGGTCATTGGCTTTCAATATATTAACCACCGCCAGAGAGTTTACTCTCAAGGTCGCATTTCCTGTGTTAGCGACATCAGCTTTAAAACGAAACTTCATACCCGTTACATAAGCGGTAATATAACCGACAGTAATGGCGTAAGCATCTGTACCCACCGCACTTAATCCATAAAAATCAGTTCCGCCTTCAATGGCGACAATTAAGTTTTGTTGATTTTCCGTTATCTGTTGATTAAATCTTGGATTAAAATAAAGTGTCGTGGTACTCCTAGAAAAACCAATAGTGACTTCTTTAGTACCTGCGGTGGAAGAAATACCGCCTGCAGTATTTGAAGCATAATAAATCGCTCCAACAGTAAGTCCTGTTTGGTTCTGGTCGTAACCAAATAGAAGCACTCCCCCCGTAATCGCTGTCCCGTTAGTGCCAGCTCCCTGAGCAATACCGAGCATAGAGTTTTCCACTGTTGCCGCCGTATCAGCATCACACTTTTTCCACTCGTCATCGGTATCATCAAAATAAATAAGATTTCCTGCCGCCACAGTTTCACCAGCTGTGCCTGGTGCAAAGAACGAGGTGAATCCTGCCACCGAGGTATCTATATAATCCTTCAAAAGTTTCCACGAATGAACGCCCCAAGAAATAACCACAGGAGTGCCGATTGGGTGATAGCGTTTGTTGGCAGTTACAACCGAAGCACTCTTTGAGGAAAGACCACGAACGCAAGTGGTTAGAGAAAGTGCTGAAGCATCAACGCCCGTGAAAGAAATGTTTTCTGGGTATGAAGTGATTCCGTCACCTTCAGGATTTATTGTCACCACGCCATAACTCAAATCGGAAAAATCTGCGGTGGCGATAGTTTCACCATTTAAGGTTTTAATACGGTCAATATAAACTGTAGTCTCACTTCCACCTTCAAGAAGTGGTTGAGCGAGATATGCTTTAAAAAAATTGTGACCGACAAGACTTGACATTGTAGTATTTGTTTAACTTATAATAATTGGGTCAATAATATTTTCACCTGGTATTACTGGACTCAATGACGGGTTGAAGCCGATACCACTCACCGCCCAAAATGCTTGCTTGTTACTGTAAATTCTTAACTGAATAACATAAAATCCGTGTCTGACTGAAACACCCAAATAACATCTAAAAAAAGACACATCACCGATTTCTGCCAGAACAGTTGAACTCAATATTGGTAATCCCATTATTGGCTGACCAAGTGCCGCCGAAAGCGGTGAAGAATAATATAACCTAGCGGTGTCTTTATCTATGTTAAAGGTCTGAGTTTTCAGTTCTCCACCTTCATTATACAACACATCAACAAATAAGTCAGTTGCAGGAGTCATAAAACCCTGTATGTAAATCGGTCCCCCTGTTTTTGGTCGAGAAAACGCCCCGAAATTAAATTGCTTGGTGTAAAATTCCGAAACATAAGCACTGCCGTTATCGTGATAGGAAGAAGTAAAGGCTTGGTAGACATTACCAGTACCATTTTCTAGGAAAAGAAGTTCATTATCTTTGACTGTAAAATCAGCTATCGCCCAACCGCTTATAAGAGACCATATCTGGCGGAGGGTATCGTAGACTAAAATCTTAGTATTCTGTGAACCACCGACAGTAGCGTGAGCAAAGAGAACTTTCTGGTCAAAGACAACCCCACGACACTTATCAAAACTGGCTTGGTCTGTTATATAAGATTGGATTTTGCTGGAAACGATTTCATATTTCACTCCGCTTTGCCCACCTGACGACTGTGGATAAAGTGAGATGAAGCCTTCAGTATTAGTTAAATACATTAAAGAATTGAGAACCTTTACTGTTGTGGCTTGTCTTATTGGACCCAAAGATTGTCCCGAAACCAAAGGAATTATCTCATCAAGTTTAGAACCTAAATCAGCGGATACTTTAATATTAAAACGATGAAGTGAATCTTGTTTTTCAATTACTAGAAACTCTCCAAAGTCGTGTAGTCCTGTTACTTCACCATTGCCATCAGAAATTACTGTCGTTGCGGCGGCAGCTACGGTTGAACCCACTGTGAAATCTTCAGCATTTCCCTGTACTGAATACCAAATATTTGTTTCACCACCATAATAATTTGATGAGAAAAGTCTTAACTGATGTTTGGCTAAAATCTTTCCTTTGGGAATAACATTTTTTGGAATCAACATTAAAGTAACCGAAGCATTATCAGCAATGGCAACTCCGATTGCTTTGGTAAGAGTTAGAGTATTAACAGATTTTGAAATATAAGGAACGATAGTGGTGGTTGCACCATCTTGAATCAAAAGTATTGTTTCTCCTTTAAAAATTGTTTGTGTTCCAGCACCTGCCCCAGTGAAATCAATAGCCGTTCCAGCGATAGCATTGGCATAAGTTGTAGCTAATCTCATGTCAGTCGCACTAACTCTAATGGCAAAATAAATACCACCATCAGTTAATCCTGTGATGACAGTTGAGGTTGAATCATAAAAAACCACATCACCTGTTTGAATTGAATTAGAAGCCACCGTCAGTGTTTCCGTTCCCTGATTGACACCTGAAATCACATAGCCGACAGGGGTTGGGAATCTAGTACCATCGTCAATAACCAAAGAAGTTTCTGCCCCTGTCAAAGTACCATTGATTAGCGAAGTACAAGGTTGCCATTTCATTGTGGCATCAACTCCGTTACCGAAATAAAACGTATCATTCCCTCGCCCGTTATTCCAATTCACATTTCCATAATAGAGAGTTGTTTCAACTGGCGTGTAGGTCTGATTCAATTTTATCCAGACACTACCACCTTCTTCACGAAGGTAAAAGTTGTTACCATAGACTGCCACATAATAATTAACTCCATCGGAAGTTTTAACGGTGAAGTTTTGAAGTGGGGCTTGAGTTTCAGCAGTAGGTTTACTCCAAAGCAAAACACTACCAGAACGAGGAGAAAGCAGTCCACCATCAAAAACGACATTGGTTACTGAGGGGCTTTCGTTATCTTTAATTGAAGAAGCACTATCAAGCAGATTCCAACCACCAACCAGATTTGGTACATCTATCCAGGTTTGTTCATTTTGTCCTTGAAGCATAAAGTTTAGCGAGAGATAACATGGCGTAAAAAGTTATTCGTTATACGCTTCCTTGGGAAACGTCTGCCAAGAGTTTTCATCATCTCCGCAAAATCAGAAGCATATACCGCGTAGAAATCTTTATCACCACGAAGTTGAGGACTTAAACTGAGTGCCGCTCGTCTGGCAATAATATCTTGGTAGTCATCAAAATAATTTCCAATGCGAACAATATCCGAAGCAGTGGTGAGATTGATTTTATTTGTGACTCCGGTTGCATCAGTTCCCTTGTAACGAGTGTAATAAACCAAGTCCATATAATCGGGTACCGAAGTAAAGATATGGTCAATGCGATAGTCACTGGCAGTTGCCCCTGAAGTTACTGTGAAGCGTAATTCAATCTTAGTGAAGGTACTACTAATAGTTGGGGTTCCTGTGGCGACAACATTATCCAGTGGGAAACCAATCTTAATCCATTGACTCGCCACAAATGCCGAAGCATCATCTTGGTCTGTTTCGGTTATAGAATAATAATTGGAGCTATCAACATACAAGCGAAGAATAATATTTGTTACGTCAATATCAGCCAGACGAGTCCAGAGTTTTATATAACCGTGGTTTTCAAAAAGTGATTGAAAATTAAGAGACACTCCCGTCTTGGTCAAGGTTGCTGTGCCTGTTGAATGAGTTACATCAAATGAGAGAGAACCACTGCCAAGATATTTTTGAAGTCCATCAACCGCCAGTCCTGAAGCATCACCGCTAGCTACCCAAGTTCCAAGCACATCAAGAGAATCAATCATTGTTCCCTTGATTAAATTAGAACCTATCATCATCAGTTGGTTGCTTCCATTTATCGTTGTGTGAGAGAAAAGAAAATTAGCTGAACCATCACCTCTTTGTTGCATCAATTCCAAGTAAGGCAGGTAGTCCCAAGTTCTATCTTTGATATTCAAAAGAGGGTTGTTATAAAAAAGTCCAATAGCTTCATCAAAGTCTACATTTAAGGGTATGAAGTTCTGGTCTTCGCTGAAATAGAACCTCTGTATTGTTTCATCGGAGGGGAAACCTAAACGGCTTTTTAAGTATTCAATACTTCTATTTATAGCCCGAAGTTTTGCCCCAGGGTCAAGAGAGGAAGTGGTGTAGTTACCAAGGTAATCATTAGTCTGGTCTATTAAGTTTTGTGCAGTTGTAGTCATAGTTTAAAAATTACTGCACCATCATATCTGCAGGAAGTCCGCCATTACTTTGAGAACCATATCTGGTGCCAGTGGTGCTTTGTCTGAGATTCCCACCCATTGCTCCGCCACCCATTGCTCCCTCGACTGGAAGTTTAAACTTAGCTCCCCACGAAGCCATTAGGTTAGGTAGATTCTGATCAGAAACATAATCAGATGGGTGTTCACCGTTCTTTTCAAGCCAACGAAGGAATACTTTGCCGACATCGGCAATACCAGCTGGCACGAAGACTTGTAACATCGGTTGGATAACCTGTTCAAAGAAAGCCTGCTTTTCAAGTTCAGAAGAAGCCTTTGGTTCAAGAATAATATCGTCAATAAAAAACTCCAATTTCTGCAGACTCTCAACAGGAAGCTCAATAATCTCCGTGGCTTTACCATTTTCAATGGATTTATTAACCGCCTCAAAGTAGAGCTTTAAAGCGTTCTGCGGTTCTTTGACAATGCGGACTTCCATATTGCCGATACCCCCCTGAGTCAAAGAGAAATTAGGAACAGTAATGGTGCGGATAAGCCCGTCTTTATTAGTCGAGTATTTACCTGATTCGTAGAACTGTAAGGCAGTTTTAAGCACCAAAAAGATTTCCTGAAAAACAAGGTCGTAGTACATCACTAAGGTATTCCCAAGCGATTGGGTTTTAAGACTCTCAAGAGCAATAATTTCTCTAGCTGATTTTGGTTGGCGAGAGGGTTGTATTTGGGAGAATCCACCTTGTCCAAAAGAACTCATCATTCCCTGCAAAGAGTTCTGCATAGTGAAAAACTGATTTGAGGCTTCAGAGAGATTTAATTCTTTGTAAGCATTGACATCATTAACTGGAATAACTCGTTTGCCACCGAAGATAATCTTTGGTGCTTCAAAGTCAGAAGTTAAAATCGGTGGGTCAATGGTGCGAAGTTCTCGCTCGAGCAGGAGAGTGTACGTTGTGTTTAAAAGTTTGTGGGTATCTTTCAGTTTAAAAGGTGTGGATAACCCATAAGCAAACTTCTCGTCAATAGCTTCCATGATAGTCCAGCCATAAGGTTGAGACTTGTGGTGAAATGGATTTGGGGCGACAGTATCTTTAGCAATAGGATTAAGCCATATACCATTTGCCATAATTAAATGCTCATCGACATCGGTATCAAATTGAGTTAAAATCTGAATCTTATCAGTAGTTAAAATCCCACTGCCACCAAGAAGGGTGAAGAATAAGGAATCCTCGGCAATTTGATTGCCAGGGACTACTAAACCAGCCCGTTGATAATCGCCATAGGTTGCTTTAAACTCAGACAATGAGACTTCTGCCTTACGAATGGTGATGCCTTGTTTTTGAATATCTCTCTGCCAGATTTTAGATAAGTAAATATCTTCAATCGGCACCACCTCAGAAAAGACATCATCCCACTTTTTTGTTTTCTTTTCTTCTATCTGGTAAGTGTTTTTTTGTGGGTTGTATTGACGGAGGTAACGTCTGGTTTTTTCATTACCATCCCAGCCGTAATAAACACAGACAGTTCCATTGACCACTCCATAGAGCAACTGCCAAAACTTTTCTACAGGTTCTTTATTCTTCAGTCGCCACTTTTTATAAATGGCGTGCAAGATTTTTACGCCGTAAATATCTAATCCATCACCCATTATCTTAGGGGAGATTCCCATTGATACAATTCTGCCTGTGAAGTCCATTACTTCCTTACGAATGAATGGCAAAGCAAAATCAAGTCCTAGTTCTTTCAAATCATCTGACTTAGTAATGGAGGAGTTCCAAAACAAATCACGCGATTGTTTCCAATAGTCTTCCAGTGCTAGATACTGAACTTGTCTGACTGCCCCACCACGTTGAGTTCTGAACTTATAGAAGTTTTCATAGAGTCCAGCAATAACCTGAAGTGTTTTATCACTTGGTTGATAACTATCTTCAATTCTTTTCTTTTCTGGAGGCATATAATAGTGTTAGACTATAGTTTTCCCCATGCGTCTATGTTGATAAAGTTGTCCTGACTTTTGAATACTCCTCTCTCCCATAAGCTGATTAAGCCCACGTTTTAAGGTTGGCTCAATCATTCTCTCTCTCATTCTTTTTGGCATGTGGTAAAAGATTTCCGTTGTGAAAGTCATCAGTGCCATTCCTTGTGGTGTCGTGATTGTCCAGATGTCGTTGCACATTCCGTTCTTTTGAACATCGGGGATGAATAGGGCTTTCAAATTATATTTTTTACAAACTTTTTTGAGAAAAAATATAATATCAGGTTTCATTTTTGCATTATACCACAGTTCCTTCGATTGACTTGTCAATCTGGACAGTGGCACTCTCTATGGTAAGGACAGTTCCTGCAAGTGAACAAGCATTTTCAATACTACAACGCTCAACTTTTGTTGGGTCTACAATACTAGCTTCAAACATATCTTTGACAACATCTCCAGTAAGAACATTATATTTTCTCCCATCATTTTCTATTCCAGCATTAGCTAAAATACGATTATAAGGTTCTTTCAGAGCTTCTCCAAGCAAACCATCGCCCAACTTATCGGCTATAGTGAGGAGAGAAACACCGCCACCCTCAACAATACCTTCCTCCTGAGCCGCCCTGCAGGCACCAACAGCATCATCAACTTTCAGCTTCAAGTAACGTCTTTCGGCTTCGGTTTTGGCTCCAACTCTCAAAATAACCACCCCACTGACCAATTTGGCTAGGCGACTCTTCAATAATTCATTGTTTGGGTCTTCAAGAACCTCCTTTTCAAGGTCGGCAATCCTTTGAGTGAGCTTTTCGTTAGGTTCAGCCACAATAATCGTCTGATTTCGCTTGATAACCACTCTTTTAGCCTTACCAAGGTGAATATACTTGATTTCCTTGATACCTTTGGCATCAGTTACGGCCGTAGAGTCCGTTAAAACGGCAATATCTTCCAGTTCTTCAAGTGTTCCAGGTCTGCGGACAACCACCGTAATGATTAACCCCTTCATTTTATTGGCAATAATGGACTGCATTAGCTCTCCTTCAAGGTTTTCGCAGATTAAAAGCACATTATTCTTACCTGATTGATGGATTTCACTTAAACATCCCATCAATTCCTTGTTAAGATTCAAATGTCTATCGGTCACAATGACCACCGCGTCATTAAGGACAGCTTCCATTTTGTCTGGGTTAGTAACCATATACGGTGAGATAAACCCCCTGTCAAAGAAATAACCTTGGACTTCCTCCTTTTCAATATCGTAACCATTTGATTCCTCAACAATAACTGAGCCATTTTTACCTGCTTTCTCTACTGCTTCAGAAACTATCTTGGCAATCTTTTCATCTTCAACAGAAATCTTAGCCACATCGAATAAGTTATCCACAGGTCGAGAGATGCTTTTGAGTATTTCTATGGCCTTGTCTTTGGCTTCCATTAATTCCTTACGAATAACCATTGGATTCTTTCCCTGCGAAACTTGTTCAAATCCTCTGGTTATTAAGGCCTGAGCCAGAATAATCGTGGTTGTGGTCCCGTCTCCTGCTTCCTCATTAGTTTTTTCCGCACTTTGTTTTATTAAATCTGCACCGAGAGCTTCAAAGGAATCTTCAGGGTTTATTTTTCTAGCAATAGTTACCCCGTCATTAGTAACCATGGCACCCCAATCATCGAAGACAGCATTTCTACCCTTAGCTCCGATAGTTGCTGCCACTGGTTCGTAGACTTGTTGTATTCCTTTTAAAATCGCTTCTCTAGCTTCATTCCCAACTAATGTTTTTGTTTTTGTTCTATTGTTCATGTTTATTTATACTCTTAAATAATTAATAATACTTCTAGCAAAACTCCTGTCTTCTAAATCCAAAGTATCTTCTCTCTGATTTCTAAATATCCTCCCTACATTGACACAGAAGTTTTCGACCATTACTCTCCTGTCAGCTGTACCATCATCACCGTGCACCGGTTTCAAGTTCTCAGTGGTGGTGCGAACCATTTGAGCATAGCGGGAATTACTAACGGCATCATAGACCTTCATCACCGAATCGGAATCTTTATTAAAACAAATCTTCGGTAGTAACTGTGATGTTGCCATACGCCTCGGCTCGTGATTGATGGCGTACTGATTATATATTATCTTAATTCCATACTTCCACAAAACATCAGCTGTGGAAGTATTTGTCGGCATCCGTTTAATAGTATGGTCAAGCTCACCAAAGTAAACTACAGGCTTTTTCCAAGCTCTGACCTTGTTAATGAATTGTCTTTGATACTCATTGTAAAAATCAGGATTCCACAGAGTTTCAGGATTCATAAACGGAGCATACCACTCAGCAGGTTTGTTGGTGTTCTCGTAGGCTTCCAATAAATTAAACATCTTGCCGTCAAACTGCCAATACCCCAAAACAGTTAAGTCCTGTTTACCGCCAACATCGAGGCTCATATACATAGGCTTATCTCTAACGTAGACAAGTGGTTCACATTTGGCATCCTTAATCTGGGGATAATACTGCGACTTGGCGGAGATTTTATAATCAACTTTAGCTTCACGCATCAAATCAGGGTTCTGCATTTTCTCAGCCTTTTCCTCTAATTCGGTGTACCACTGTCGGTCTTTAAACGGGTGGTCTTCCCAAGTTAGAGAGACATAATTTCCTTCCTTTTCACAAGCCTCCTTAAAGTGTTCCGCTGTCGATGATTCCACCACCGTTGAGATGAAGACCTTTAATCTAGCGACCGAAGTTAGAGAGTTATAAACCTTCTGAAAGCTCTCGATGAAGAAGCACTCGTCAATCATAATCGCACGAAATCTCCCTGACCTTCCTGCATTACTATTAGTAGAACTTCCTAAGATAAGACATCCCATAGCTGGGTTAATTAACTTTAGTGTCATGTCTGTTAGAGTGCCTCTAGCTTTCTTAAACTCAAATTCAGCAGGGAGCATATATTTTGGTAGACGTTTCATCATAAAGCGAATCTTACCGAATATGCTGTTGTCTGGAATATCAGAGCCATCATCAACCAAGTCCTCCTTCCTTGAAAGAATAAGAGTAGAGTAATTCGGGGTATAAAGAAACCTCCATAAAAAATATGCCGACAGGAGCCATGTCAATCCCATACCTCTAGGCTTATCTATAAGTAAGTCAATGTCCTGATTTAGAAACTCACACTCTTGCAGTTTCAATATAATCTTTTTCTGGTAAGGAAACAAAAAGAACGGCTTGGTCATGCCTTTATTTTCTGTAAACTTAATCATTAAAAAGTCCTCAATAAATGCGATGGGGTCTACAGAATAGATATCCATAATCCTAGTGGCACGGATGAACTCATCACCCTCCATTTCCTTCAAGACCTTAACCTTAGCTCGGAGTTTAGCTAAGTATTCAGGACTGTCATAGTAATTATCTATTAAAACTGCTCTCATTCTTGGTTTGAACTATAATCTAAGATAGCCTTCTCTAAATCATCCTTATTCGTAGAGTTAATAGTCAGATTCTTAAAAACCAAGTTCTTAGGCTTGCCTGCATTTAATGACTTAGACATCATCTGCATCCCAAACAACCCTAGTCTAATCCTATCCTTGGTTTCCATTAAATTAATTTCCGATTTCTTAATACCTTTCAATAAATCCTTAACAAGGGCCGCCCCGTGAAGAAGGGCTTGCTGATAATGGACTTCAGGAACCGTTAAGTTAGTCTGATTCTGGTCAGCATTGGTTACACCTGTAGTTTCCGTATTCTCAATCGCCACCACCTCAGCACCGATTTTAGTTTCCTTTACCACAAAGTTAGCCAATGCCCAAGAGAACCTTTCACTCTTTCGCATCATATCTTCAAGTTCGGGTGTAATTAAATGTGGATTGCTCTTAACATAAGACAAGACAGTTCTAGTCATACTCGTCAGCCTACCCCTAAGACCAAGATAGTGCATATCCTTAATCTTCAGACGAATCATAAACTCCTCGAAGTATTCATCATCAACCATTGCTACTTCTTCCTCAAACTGTTTATCCCAATAGAAAATCATTTCAGGTGGTTCCTTCTTATTTGGTCTGATTGAGATTGAGGCAAAGTGTAAGTAAGACAACAATTTAGTTTCCGACCATTCAGATATATCTTGCTTTCTAGGTATCAGACCTTTAACTGCTCTAAATTTAGATTTCATGTTGTAATTATATCACCTTTATATCCTCTATTAGTAGAACTCATATAATTAATTCATATCATAACCTCGCACGACAGCTTCTTTTTCGACCAAAGAAGATAATATTTCCGATTCATTCTTTCCTGTCTTTTCCTTAAGAAAAGTCAATAAATCAAAAAATCCTTCTACCTCCAAAAGAGACATAATTTTAATCCATCTCGTGATAAAACTAGCAGGTTTGATTTTAAAATAAACCGCGCCGCGTTTTATAATATTCAAATCCTCCTCACTGATTCTAAAATGAATTGATTTTGTTTTCATATATTGTTATACAGATTCTTTAGTTCTAAAAAGTTTGTGCTACATTTTAAATGGCTTTAAATAAAGATGATTTAGAATGTATGTACAAATATAGCACAAAGTGTAGCACAAAGTGTAGCACAAAACAAGAAAAACAGTGGAAAAGTGTAGCACAAAACAAGAAAAACAGTGGAAAAGTGTAGCACAAACCCTCTTTTTCTTCATATATTTTCCATAGTTATATGTCCAAAACAGGTTTTCTTCATAAGTTTTTCGTGTTTTTTCATAAGTTTTAGGGGTGGTTAAGCAAAAAAAAACAATAAAAACCCTTCCCATTCTCCTCTTTTCTTACATCTTGACTTTTTCTGTATTTATTATTTAATTTATACTATATGGCTCTATATATAGG